ATAAAGACTCTTGCCAGCCTCTAACGTGCGTCCCCACTCATCAACATTAGCTTCCGATGCAAAGAAAGCATCTTTGGCTACACCAAGAGCGGCCTTTGTGGCATCTAATCCAATATTAAACAATTTGATGGCATCAATATTCAAGGTGAACTTTTGGGCAAGTTTATCCATTACGCCATCTGTACTATTCATTTCAGCCTTGGCTTCTGCAATCCGACCTTTAAGCGTGGTCAGGCTTTCGGCCATCGCTTTCCCAAAGTCCGACTGCTGCTGTTCCTTTGTGAGCGCGTTGTAAGCCTTGGCAACATCGTTGAATGCGCTCACCAGTTCCTTTACCTTATCTTTGGCGTTTGTAGCACTTGGTGTGATATTACCGAGTGCTTTTGCTGCCTCGATATTCTTTTGTGTAAACTTTCCGAACTCATTGCCTGCCAACGTTGCTTGTTTTGCATAGTCTGCCAAACCCTTTGCAGCGTCGCGGAGCTTGCTGTCATATTGAGTTGTTTCGAGCTTAAAACGGGTGATTACGTCTGCCATGTCTTATACAAATTCTTGTGCTATTATTTTATCTATTAACTCTTGCATCTGAAGGGATGCATGTTCAAGAGCCTTGTGTGATGCTGAACCAAACCAATTACGCCCTGCAATCTGACCACGATTGCCTCCTGTGGCTCGCGTCTTGATGTTTGACACGCCACCGCTATTCAAAGAGTGACGTGTACCGCTTTTATCGGTGTAACTTGTAATCATACGATCATAAGTTCCCGCGTTGAAGAATCGAAGAATAAAACCACGATCCATTCCTTCATATCCTTCAAGTTTTTTTGTACGCTCCGACCTTCCCCATCGGTTTCCGCCTCTTCGTGGCAGTCCTTTCAAAGGCTTCCGATAACTTGTAGGCGAACCAGCTTTCCGTCTTTGTAAGATATTCACTTGACCTCCAAGCAGTCTTTTATACACAGCAGAGCGAACGGCCTTGTAAGCGTGACGTGGATCATTATCGAGTACACCAGCAGCGTCTTGTGATATAGACTTTCTGGCTTCGTTCAGCACCTTCTTGATGACACCATTCACCCTGCGACGAAACGTTGGGTTGTCGCTCATCATGCTTTTGAGCTTCTTTATTTGCTCTTCGTAGCCTTCTATGGTAAATGCGTCTTGTGCCATACAAAAATGCGCGATTAGTCTATACTAACCGCGCATTTGATAGCCTTGGGTTTACTACACACCTGCTGCTGCGTTCTCTTCGCGCATAAGATGGCGCAGTCGCTCCACTTCGGCCTCGTTGGGTATGTCGCCAGGCTCGCCGTCATCGTTGGCCTCGCTCTTGTCCCACGGTAGTGGCATGAGGTCTTTGGGTGAGTGGATGCCTGACTTCTTCATCGCGTCGCTGCCAGCAAAGGCTTGCATGATATAGTATGTCTCCCAGCGGGTGGCACTCCACAGATGGCGGTGCCTGCGCTCGTAGCCGCGCTCGATTTGTATGATGTCGGCATAGTGCAGAGTGTAGAGGTATTCGGTTCTGTTGATGCCTATCTCGCCCACGAACTTCATATATCGCTCGTGGGCGATGATCAGTTTTTTGCCGATTTGCCCTCGTCGGCCTCCTTGCTCTCCTTGGCCGCGATGTCGGCCACGAGCTTAGGCACCTCGTACCATTCGCTGCGCAGTTCGATGATGGTGTTCAGCAGCAGGTTGCGCTCTGCTGGCGTTGCGTCATAGACAATCTCCTTGGAGGTGATGATGGCCTCGCGCTCGTAGTAGGTGTCGGCAGCGACGATGCCAGCCAGTGCCAGATAGAGGTAGTCTTCGTTGGTGGCCTTCGGCATCTCGTCAATGACGGTCTCGCCTTTTTCGTTTTTCTTGAAAGTGGGCAGGAACACACCGATATTCTTATCGGTCATGCGCTCGAAGCCGTTCTCTGTGGCGGCACAGTAGAAAATCTCCACATCCTTGCCGCAGATGGTAATTGTTCTTTTGGTCATAGTTCTGAAAATTTGAGTTTAAGATGAAACGGGTCACGGGGTGTACCTCGTCAGGTCGCCCGTGCCCGTGAACTTTGCCGAGTAGTTGGCGATGTCCTGGTTCTGTGCAGTCAGTTGCAGGTCTGACAGGATGGCCGAGCCTGTGAGCTGGATGACGTTCTGGATGGGCGTGCGGTTTTGGGTGCCTGCGGTCGTGGCGGTCTGCGAGAACCGTAGCACATAGACATGGCCAACTATTAGGTCGTCTACTGTAATGCCCGTCTCCTGATTGTCCAAAAGCACAAGCGCATCCACCTGTGCATCCCAGTTGATGGCCACTGGCTCCTGTACGATCCAGTCGTCTTCGGTGTCCTTGGTGGTGTCTTCCTCCAACTGAAGTGCAAGATGCACTGCACAGTTGGTCGATGCGGCCACGCAGGTGAGGTGTTCAGTATCCTCGCCCATCAGCACACGGAGGTTTTCGCCTTTGATTGTTGCCATTGTTTCATAATTGTGAATTGAACATTGAAGATTCAAAATTAACCCGCCGCCGCAAGTATGTGTGGCGACGGGCTGATGAGAGAGAGCTGCTACAGTCCAACCCTATGAAAGCGGGCCGGTACCCTGGAATTGGCAGCTGATTTGTGAGTTCTGTCTGTTTTGCGCACTTATAGACACGTCCACGAGGTAGGCAGACCCTGACCTCTTGATAGCAGAGTTCTGACCGATGCGGTTGTTGGTGCCTGCGGTCTGGTCGAAAGTGAGCGTCACCAATGTCTTATTGATGATAAGACTGAGCAGATCCTGCGGCAGTTCACCACCGCTTCCGTTGTCGGTGAGTGTCACCAGGGAGTCGGTCTGTGCGTCCCAAGAGAGACCAACCACCTCCTGCTCGTCCCAGTCCCCCGTACTATCTTTTGTTGAGCTCGATTCCATCTGCGCTGACACGTGAAACGTGGCGTTTACGGCCATCGCAATGCACTTGCCTCCTACCATCACACGAAGATTCTGACCCTTGATTGTTGACATATTCTTTACGGTGTTGTGTCGCAGTTGTATGTAAGAGTCTGATAGTAGCAAGGCTTCATCGAGTCGTAGCCGACGGCACTGGCCGTGAAGACGTAGTTGGTCGGCACATACTCATAGTCATCCCACGCATGACCTTCGGTATCCTCGAAGTAGGCGATAATGGTATCCCGTATCGTCTGCATGATGTCGCCAAGAGCGTCGCGCGTGTCCGCTGCAACCTCGATACTCACCTGAACCTTATCCTCACAACCCTCAAAGGAATTATCTTTGGTGAAGCCCTCGTTCTGAAGACCGTCGAAGGTGATGATGATATAAGGCACAGGCGTATCAAGAAACTGATCATCAGGCACGGGTATGGAGGTCGATTCGATACGACCGTCCACCGTCGCCATCAGTTCAGCGTTCGAGCGAAGCGCGTTGTAGAATACCTTGTCAGTAATCAGACTCATCGTTACTTCTGCAACTGGTTTTACTTGTTCTAACTGATTATTTCTCTTTGAAACCGGCTGTCAGACAACCTTTGCTGCTGCATCGGAGCCGACAGCCGGCAGGAACTACGACCTGAGAAATCCGAGAGAGTTTAGATGTTGTCGTTGCCGCTAACCTCAATGAGCTTGATGAGGGCGAATGCCTGCGGAGTGCCGTCTCCCCCATTCACTTTTCCACTGAGCTCCGTAAGGCTATAATCTGTTGACATGCCTATGGCAACAGTCCCCCTGTCAAAGTTAGCAGAACTTGTCCCATCAATGTTAAAACGAAGCTCTCCATGCTGCTGCTCTGCCAGATAGCCGAAGTGACCGATGGCGATGTAGCGGTAGGTAGCGTCCTTCGTGGCAACGCCGCTTGAATCAAGAGCGTAGTCCACGTAAGGAGATACCTTGTAACGGTAGCCTACGCAGCGGCCATCCTCAATGACGGTGCGCTCGCCCACGCTGCCAGGGATGAGCTTGGTGAACTTCAAATTAACCTCAGTCACCTTGTCCATGATAATCTCAGGCTCGCCCTCAAAGCCCTTGTCGTACATCTCAGCAATAACACTTGCGAGGTTCTTACCGATGTTCTGGTCGAGAGTGAGCTCGATAGGAGTAACCTTGCCGAAGGGAGACTGCAAAGCGGTGTACTCGCCGTGAGCATAGACGTGGAGTGCGCGGAACATGGCCCAGCCCTTCGAGAACTTGAAGGTGATGAAGGCGATGATGTCGAAGGCAGCGTTGTCGATAGCGCGGAAGCTGACGGGAACGCTGGCAGCAACACGCTTCGGAGCAGCCTGGATGTTGGCGAAGTTGAGAGCCTGCTCTGCAACCTTGGTCACCTCACCCTCAACGGTGAACTTCACGTCGTTGATAGAGTAAGGCACAACCTGGGTGCCAGTCACGCCAGTAGCCATCAGCAGGTCGTCGGGCAACTCAATGCCGGGAACCTTGGTGTCGATGATGGGCAGAATCTCGATGGGGATCAAGCCACCGGCCTCCAAGTTAGCGGTCGTGTTCTGCGGGCTGGCGTTGGTGTCAGGGTAGGCGAGGATAGTGGTGCTCTCGGCACGCTTCTCCAGGGCACAAGCCTTGATGCGCTCGCGCAACTGCTTTCCGATGTCTTCACGCTCACGAATCTGCTTCAGTTCCTCGCCGCTGGCCATAGCCTTGGCACGGGCACTGAGTCCGGCAGACTCGGCGCAAAGTGAACGATACTGTGCGTCCTCCTGCTCGTTGAACAGGATTTCGCCGTTGTTAGCCTCACGAGACTTCTCTTCCATCTCGTGCATACGATTCATGATTTCGAGCTGACGCTCCTGAATCTGTGCTTTTGTCATTTCTTTCATAAAGCGAAAAATATTAAATTGTTAATAACTAAGTGATTCCAGAATCTCGTCGTTGAGACGGCGGGCTTGCATCCGCATACGAAGGGCACGGCACTCGCGGAAACGCTGCTCCTGCTCCTCCAGTTCGCGCTGTTCGCGTGCTTCCTTTTCGGCATTGGTTTCGCCGCCGTTAGCTTCACGCTCTGCTGCTTCGCGTGCTTCCTTTTCGGCATTGATCTCTCCGCCGTTGGCCTCGCGCTCTGCCTGCTCACGGGTTGCTTTCTCCTCGTCGGTTTCCTCACCGCCACAGCCGCGCTTGTCCTTGTCATCGTCAGAGCCACCGCCGCACTCGCGCTTCAGTTGATCCTCAATGGCTTTGTCGATAGCCTCCGACTGCTCACGCACACCTACCGATGTCTGCTCGTAGGCGGGGTGGGTGACGATGGCCACGTCATAGAGGCCAGTTATGCGCTTAACGTGGCGCAGCCACACTTCCTTGCCGTCGTGGATTTCGCCTGTACGCTCAAAAGACACACCATTCTCGGTGTCCTCGTAGTCGTCCTCGAAAGCGAACGACATGCCGGTGATGTCACCGCGCCGCATCAGTTCAAGGGCAGCGTCGGCGTTAGGGGTGCGGGCAATGTCACAGCGGCAACCGATATTGTTGGCCCTCATTTCGAGCGAGAGCGTACCCTTTCCGTTGCGACAGCGACCCAGCACGTCGGGAACCATGTTGGAGTGGTTCAGGTTCAGGATCACGTCAGACCGCTGCAACAGGTCGTTGGTGATGCAACCAGGCTCCAGCACCTCATAGACTTCGCGGGTCTCGCTCCACGGTGTGAGGTTGACTGAGCGCACACCGAAGACGATGGGCGTTCCCTCGATGGTGCGACTCTCGGTCTGTCCTTCCTGCGGCTCGCGCACTTGCAGGCCGCAGGTCTCGATGGGGGTAAATCTTACTTGTTTCATCTTATCTCGATTAAATGATGTTACTACTTAACAGCCGAAACCGCGTTGTGGGTTTACTGCGTGACGGACGCGCCGCTCGCGCTTCTTCTGCTGCTGATGGATTTCGCGCTCCAGGGCGTCGATTTCCTCTTTTGTCGGGTTTGGTGTCATATTCGTTGTCTTTTGCCAGTTTATCAATCGGCTTTTGCCAGTTTCAAATCGGCTTTTGCCAATGTCGAGATTGGCTTTTGCCAGTTTACTTTTCGCCCTCTCCATCCTTGGCGGGTTCTGCCACGGTATAGTTGCCGGGCTTCAGCGTCGTAGCCGCGTCGCTCTTGGCGATGAGAGCCTTCAGCGTCATGAGGTTGGCCGAAGCCAGTGGCGTGCCACCGTTCTCCACGGCTGGCATGTCGTGTTCCTGACGAATCTCGTTCGGGGTCTTCGTGCCGTTCTGCAACAGCAACTGATCCACCTTCGCCTGCCTTTCGGGGTCCATCGCCAG